CGAATTGACAAATAGCCCGTCAATATACAACGACATTTTGCCTGCCGACGCCTCGTAGACCATCGCGACATGGTGCCATTCGTCCGTTCCTATGTCGCCCTCCAGTGTCACAGCGGCACTTGCCGAACCATCTGGCGATGTCACCATTTGCCATTTGTTCAAGCCACCATCCAAAATGTACACAAATATGAACGACCTATTGTTTCCAGTGGTGTTCCATTTTGTCATGAGGGCGTTCCCCGATCCCACCGGCACCGATGCCGAATTCACCCAACCGGAAACGGTCATGTCCCCCGTGATCGACAGGGAGGCATTGTCCGCTCGACTCAGGAACTCGCTATTTGCAGCGACGAACTTCGCCGCCGTCGTCTTGAATTCGCCATCGCCCGTGGTGACAGTCGCATTGTCGGTGAGGTCGTTCGATCCCACGCTGTCCAACCGAGTGCCGCTTCCCTCGTCCATCTTCCATCGTGAGACGTTGGAGGCGCTTTGTGGAATCTCCAAGTTCGCCGGGAGGATGTTGTACGAGTCGAACAGGGAGGTCACGTTCGCCGCAGACAGGAGAGACTTCCAAACAATCAAGTCCTGAGCCGCCCCGTCAAGGAACGATCCGGCCCCCTCGGGCTTTCCGACTTGGAACGGGGCGGTGCCATCGAAGATCGAGGCGGGAGTGTCGGCATCCCCCTGCGTGTCCGCTATCGAGACCTTGTCCGCGTAGAATGTGACGGTCTGCGTGCTCACGTCCACCGTCACGGCCACATGCGTCCACTCCCCCACCGTGAGCGTGTGCGCTCCCGATGCTGTGAACAGATTGGCAGTCGTGCCATCATCTGAGTAATTGAATCGAAATTTCTTCGTGCCGCCATCATCGAAATAATCCCATACATACGAACGCTGATCGCCGGTGCCGAAGAACTTGCTGACAAATATGAGCTCGGAATTTGTGGCGGGCTGCGATTCGATCTTCACCCACATCGACATGGAGATGTCCCCCGTGATCGAGAGGGCCGCGTTATCCGCCACTGACAGGAAGGTGCTGTTGGCCGCCTCGAAGTCCGCTGCGTTCGTCGAGAAATTCCCCGGGACAGATTCGACGATTGCATTGTCCGTGAGGTGACTCGTTCCGACCGTGTCCCTCCGCTCCTCCCCCGTCCCCTCGTCCATCTTGTACCGGGCGACGACATTCGCACTGTCCGGGAGCTCCGAGTTGTTCGGCAGGTGCTCGAGCGAGAACTCGACGACGTCCGCGGCGAGGCGCGTGTTCCCGTCCGCATCCGAGGAGAATTGGATGTCCCCCCCGTCGTTCTGCGCCTCGTTCCCCGTCGTGTCGTCGAACATCTCCGCATCGAGATTCTCGGGAGTGAAAAGCACCGCATACTCCGCCGTCTCGTTGACCTTTATATTGTCAATCGTGATCTCGCATTTTCTGTTCGTCGTGATTGGCATGATCCTATTCTACACGATCAGGAAAGCCCCGCAGAGTCAGCGCGCCATTTCAGGGTTGCTTGTCCACGAGGCTGGCCGTGAAGCCGAAGTCCGAATCAGGGATGGGATTGCTCCACATTCCGCAGATGCAGGCTAGGGCAGAGAAAGTATACCTATGAAATGTGGTGCTCATGCCCGTGCGTGTCGTATTTGTGCTCGCACTCCTTCTTTCCGATTATGAGTGGTCCAACCGCCTCGATGAAATTTCCGCAAGCATAGCAATTCAGCGTTCCGCTCCGTGAATCGGCAAGAAAATGAAAGTCACACTCTCCGCACTCATACTCTTGAACCATGATGCAGTTGTGGGAATGGAGGCACTTGTCTGAGAAGTAGGATGGCATGATCAGTCTTTTATTATGTAGTTGAGCGTGAGGGATGGCTGAAGGTTATTGTGAGAAAGTCCGCCACCCTTGTCTGATGTGGGTGGGCCATTCGATCCAGCGGCGCCCTGTCCCCAACCAAATCCAGATCCAGCATCTGTACATGCCACATTGTTGAACAAGGATGGAGGATCGTGAGAGTGTCCTGGCATCTGTCCAACGGTCAAAGTGTGCTTCTCCGCACCGAGCGATCCCGCAAGAGCATCCGCTTGAGCGTCGGTGACACGATCCGCCGGAGTGCCTCCCATGTCGTCCTGCCCGAGCGGAAGCCGTCCCCTCATGTCCGGCAAGTTGAAAGTGGTCGATCCATCCCCAACGCCATATGTTGTCCCAATGACCGCGAAGAGGTCGGCGAATGTCGTTCGGGAGATAGCCGCCCCGTCGCACAGGATGTATGCCGTGGGAGCCGTGTCCGTCGACCAGAGGAGGATAGTCCCCGTCGGATTGAGAAGTTTCAACAGGTCGTTCAGATCGGAAGCGTTGATCTTGTCGCCTATCACATAATCGCTTTTGATCAGTACGGTTGACATCCTATGTAATGGTGATCGTATAGTCTATCGTGAGGGTCTCCGTATTTGCCTTCGTGATGGTGATCGACACCCGGCTGAACAGGGTTCCGCTGTCCGGCGTCGCGGTCGCCCCGAGGAAGAGCCCGGCCTCCTTGTGCGTTCCCACGGCCTCGGACGCGGTATAGAAGGCGGTTGCGAAGGCGACATTGTTCAGGTTCGTCTGCGAGGCGATGGCCTTGCGGAATGTCTCGGTCTGTAGAGTGGTGTCACCGTTCGCTGGGGCATTCGTTCCTGATCCTATTGCGCTGAAATTGATCCGGAGCGACGTTGGAGAAGGCGAAACATCCGTCAGATGATTTGCGATCGCCGCGCGCGCGACTGTCGGGATCAGATTCCTGTACTCATAGATCCGCTTCTTGCCGGTGTTGACATCCTCAAACGTGAACTTCCATATCCCTTCGAGCCGCATTCCTTCGTTTCGTTCCATGATTGAAGTATACCTCTATATGAACGCGTGCGTCACTCCCTGAATGGCGAGGACATCAAAGAGTCCCTTCTCCTTGTCCGAGATGTGGCTTCCCTCCACGAGGAAGGGCCTCTTCTCATCCCCGTCGAATGAGATTGTCGGGATGAATGGCCCGACGACGAATAGCGTTCCAAAGTCGAGAGGCTGAACGATGTCGTCCTCCGTGAGCGTGATCGTCTCCGTCTGCGGATTGTGAAGAGGGTCGCCTCCCTGGGCAATTGTGAAAGCCTCCCCGATCGAAAATGCCTCGCTCTTCGAGATGAGCCTATTGAGCACCTCGTTCTCCTGAATCTCGATCTGATCCGTGACGCTCGTGACGAGCAGCCTATTGAGGACGTCGACCATCGTCACATTCTCGGAGGTGGCGACGAGGGAGACGTTGAATGTGAGTGTGCTTGGCGTTCGGAATCTCGTGGTGATCCTCTGGATGCGAAAATCCTGATTGATGCTTCGAATCGTGGAGTTGATGTTGATGGTCTGGCCTGTCCGCAGTCCGCCCTTGTTTGTTCTGAATGACGCCTCGTTCGCCACGCTCGCGTATTTCAGAAGCTCGCCCCCGGCCCGCTGGCTGGCCGCCTCCCGGCTTCGGATGGTCTTTTCCACAATGAGATGTTGGAACTCCCCATTCGCCGCGACCGAGTCGAGGTCGATCTTGTCCGCAATGAGCGGGAAGATCGGGAACCCCTCGCTCTTGATCCGATCATCCGTGGCTGGCTTTGATGAGTCCGGGAAGATGATCAGCCCGTCATTCGGGTTGTAGAGGCAGTCGAACGAGGCCGGATTGTCCACTCCGTCCCTTCCCACAGTGAGCGTGGAGAATGATGTCGGACTACCTGCAAGCGCCTTCTCGATGAGGAGCGTGGCAACTGTGAGTGAATATCCCACGAAGACCACGCGCTGCTCCCCGTCCGTCTTCTGCACGTTCGTGACCAATTCGCCCTCGATGTCCCCTCCCCGGATGAAGATGTGGTTCCGGAGCTGATGGATATTCTCCTCTACGACGAGCGAGTTCCATATGAAGTTCCCCGAAGTGTCCGTGAGATTGAATGGCGAGAGGATCGTCTCCGTCTTGAAGAAGTTGATGTCCTTGTCATAGTCGACGAACCAGTCATGATCCCCCAGAGTCTCCGCGAGGGATTGGAGCGACTGCGACACGGTGAGATAGTTGAAGATGATCTTCTGAATGACCGTGGGGGCGTTCACGTTGCTCACGGTGAATCCGGACTCCACAAAGTTCGTCACGATGTCTGAGATGATGTCGTCCGCGGATGTTGATGTGAATATCTTCACAACGAGCTGCCGATCAAGCGTGTGCGTGAAGTCCTTGCACCGCACTTCGAAGAATCGGAGCTTCCCGATGATGGCGTCCTTCGTGTTGACGACGACCCCCCCGAATATCTTTGAGGATTCCGTCAGGAACGGATGAGTCACGCCTTGAACTGCCAAGAGGTCGAAGAGCCCCGCTCCCGCGTCCGGCTCTTCAATGATGACGACCTCGTCGCCGATGGCCGGCCGGAACGTCTTCGAATCGTAGTTCTTTATCAGGAACCGGAGGCTGTCCGGCTCCTTTGTCAGGATCTCGATCTTCTCGACACTTTTCCAATCGATTTGATCGGTCCTGTCAATACCCGCGACTGTAATCTTGATGGCCATTAGAGTCCGATCCGGGAAACGAGCTTGAGGCGATTTACGATCAGGTCACCGACACGGATCGCTGCCTCCTCGTCACCCATGAACGAATTCCCCGTGATCGTGAGATTGATTGTCGTCCCACCGCCGAGCCCGCCGTTTGGAATGATCCTTCCATCCCTCCGTGGAACGAATAGCTCTGGCCCGGCCTCCCCGACGATGAACGGGTTCTCCGCGCTCACGGGCCCGCCATGCTCACGAAACAGGTCGCCTATGCGCGCGGTTCCACGGGCGACGACGGTCCTTCTTTGAAGCCTCTGCGTCCTGTTCATCAGGGTATTCAGATTGACGATCACCTCCTTGAGCTGATTGAGTTTATCTGTCATCTGATCGACTCTCTCTTTCGTGATTTCCTGCATGCTGTCCATTCCAGTCTCCCATCCGGTCTTGAGGGCCAGTATCTGTGTCATCGTCAATTCCATCTCATCACGCTTCAATGTGAATGCTTCCTGAGCGGCATCCGCTGTCTCGCGTATCTTCTCTATCTCCGCATCCATCTGCACTATGGCTTCTGAAAAGAATGTTTCCCTCTCATCTCTGTGAATCTTGAGATCCTCGAGCCTACGCTGATTTGCAGAGAGAAGCCTGCGACGGGTGACTTCCGCGTCCTCGTCTTCGGTTGTCAATTTCTGAGCGAGGAAATCGTCGAGTATCTTCTGCTCCTTTGTCTTCTGCTCCTGAACGTCGGCGAGATCTTCCTTGAGTCGTTGCATCTTCTCTGGATCGACCTCTGCCGCTATTTCCAGCGATATTTTCCCCGCCTTCTCTTCCAGCTCCTCGACGAGCTCTCGCTGATCGGCGATCACTCCCGCGATATCGCTTTGTATGCCGCGCATCGTATTCGTATATTCCTCTCCAAGTTCGAAAGCCGCATCCAGCACATCCCCGATCTGATCCTTCATATTGCTCATCTTCTCCTTGTGCTCGATCTCGAGCTCGCTCAAATTCTGCGCTATGTCTCTCGCCGCATCGCCATAGTCCCTTGCCAAGTCCCTTGCCGCATCCGACAAGTCCTCTGTTGCTCCTGCCGCCCCTCCCATTGCGACACCCACATCTGTATTCATCTCCTCCGCCGAATCGGATATCCTTGCGAGCTCATCTCTCACCGCCTCACCCGCCTCGACATTCACCTTCTCGAACTCTATCGCGGCCCTCGTAGCCTCTCCTCCTCTCCTTCTCTGTGCCGCAATCTCATCATCAATCGACGCGATCCTGTCTGCGCTCGCTTCTTGTGCGACAAGCGTTGCCCTCTTCTCAGAGAGATTATTCACCTGCTCCGCGATGAGGGACGCCTTTATTCGGAGACGGGAAGCCTCCTGAGCCTCGCCAGTCAGATTCTCGCTGGCCCGTATGAGCTTGTCGGTATTCGCTATCATCCTCTTTCTCCCCTCTTCAAAGGAGTCAAAGGTCTTCTGCCATGCGTCCCTGACCTCTGCCTGAGCGGAGCGAACTTTCAAGAGTATTAGGAGAAGTGCGCCGAACGCCACTATGAGTGGGCCTGTTGCGGCCGTCATTCCGGCGATTGCGATTCCCGCAGCTATGGCACCCACCTTGATGGCGACGAATCCCGCGATGATGGCGGGAAGGAAGCCGATGAATGTGAGTATCGGCCCGACCAATAGCAAGAATCCAGTCGTGAGAAGGGCGATCTTTCCGATGGTTTTCAGAGTCTCGGGGCTCAGATTCTTGAATTTGTCGACGAGGATCTTCAACTTGTCCGAGAGGGCTATCACAGCGGGAGCCATGGCTTCCCCGATGACGATGCTCGCGTCCTTGAACGCGGATTTCAATCTCTCAGACGCGATGGCCGCGCTGTCCTGCACCTCCCCTATCCTCTCCGTGTTTATTTGCAGCGCCTTCATCGTTGCCGCTGTGAATGCGGCCTTCTTCTCCTGCTCCGTCAAGGCATCTGTCGACTTGCCCAGCTTTGCCGCCCACACCTCATTTGCATTGCCCGCATTCACTATGATTCCAAGGTTGTCGAGAATGAGCTTCGACTGGCGGCCGATACCAGTCGTGATGTCTCCAATGGCGGCCGCAACGGGACGTCCAGTGGCCGCTGCTGCCGCAAATGCCCCCTCGAACATCTCTGGGAGGGCTTCGGGATCGATGCCAAGAAGCATGGCTTGGTTGGCTGCCGTCATGAGGTCGATCTCGCTCACTGATCCGCGTGTCGCTGCTTTCATAGCCTCAAGGGCCTTCGGGCCTTCGGCGCCAAAGAAGCTGGTGAACGCACTCTCAATGCCTGTTGCCGCCCCGGCGGCCGCTGTGAGCTTGATGATCGCGAATGCTCCCGCCGCTCCTGCGGCTGTCATGGCGAGGCCTGTCCTTTTCAGCTGTGCGGAATGCTGTTGAAGACTCGAGTTGATGCCCTTGAGCTTCGCGCTCGCCTCGTCCTTCGCTTTCAATACGATTTCGAGAGTGGTTTTTGCTGCCATACTGTCCCATTATATCATTCGTTCGATTCCATTGTTTTATTTCTTGTTTCACCATCAATTCTCCTTTTTATCAAGAGGAGCTTGATGAACCACAGGGGCTGATC